AAACTAAACATGATATTTGGTAAAAAAGCTGGAACAAAAATGCAAAATCAATTAGAAGATTTATTAGGATATGTAGAAGCTTTGAATAGTTATGATATTCCAAGTGCATCAACATTCTTAGCTAGAAGATTAGTATTAACAGGCCCTGGTTCATTAGCTGCGGGTGGCGCCATGTACGGAATGGGATTACCAGGCACAGCTTTAATGTTATTTTTAGGAAATAGAACTGTTAAGATTTTATCGAGTCCAAAAATTATGGATAAAGTTGGTTCAACGTTCAAATCTTATATAGAGATGTTGGATGAAGGCACTCTTCCAAGCGCTGCTTTACCTATTATGAATAGATTATTGTTAGATTTATTTAGAGAATATACAAATGAATACCCTAACGACCCAATTACTTTTGGTAATGAAGATGTAACTACTGAAGAATTGTTGAACAGACTGTCTTCTAAAGCATATGATTCAACACCTCCAAAAGATATACATTTCAATAAACAAGATGATGAAAGACTATTCGCAAGAGTTCCACAGGAAGATCAGAAGAAAGTTTTACCACCACCTGAATATGAGGATGTTGTAGATATTATTGGTGGCCCACCTTTTAATGAAGATGAAGAAAAGATAATGGCTAACGCTGTACGTGAAATGCCTCCTGGCTCACCGCTGACGGCTGCATTACCTAGATTACCCGGTTTACCAATGACAGCTCCTGTTAGACAACAAATACAACCACAACAATTTGCTGCTGCGTTTCCACAGGATGATATTGGACAATTAATTGCAAACCAAAGAGCTCAAAATGCCTAAAAAATCTGCATTACAAAAAATAGAATATCATGAAAAGATCTGTAGATTAATGCAAAAACAAACATTTGATCGAATAGATAGAATGGAAACAAGAATAGCTAGATTAGAAAAATGGATAATTGGTGGTTTAGGCGCAATACTTTTAGCTGTACTTTCAAATCATATGTAGTATAGATACTACGTGCTCACAAAAAAATACGAATACGTTCATTACGATAGAGAAACCAAAAAATCAGGTAGGTCTTATCTGGTTGGTGACAAAAAATTACCAAGTGTTACTACAATATTGAATGCATCCAAAGACACAAGCTGGCTTAAAAAGTGGCAAGAAAAAGTTGGTATAGAGGAAGCTGAAAGAATTAAAAACGAAGCATCATTAATTGGATCCGAAATGCACAAGTATCTTGAGTATTATGTGCAAGATAAAAGATATGAATCTACTTCAAATGAGGGTCAACAAGCTAGAAAGATGGCTTTAGAAATAGTTAAAAGAGGTTTTGAACCTATTACAGAAATATGGGGCACAGAGGTATCTCTACATCATACAGATAAATACGCAGGTGCAACTGATCTTGTTTGTTTATACAAAGGCAGACCAGTAATAGTTGACTTCAAACAAACTAATAAACCATGCCAAGAACATTATTCTAAAGTTCAGGATTATTATACTCAGTTAGCTGCGTATGGCGAAGCACATACAAGTCAGTATGGTCCTATTGAAGGTGGTGTCATACTAATGTGTTCTAGAGATTTAGTGTTTCAAAGTTTTGAAATATTTGATGATAAGTATGAAAGGTATAAAGAAGATTGGTGGAAGAAGTATGATCATTTTATAGCCACGTCCGAACAACCTCCCCAAGAGTCTGAGCAGAAAGACGAAACTTCGTCTTCAGAGAACGAACAATCTTCTCATCAACAGTCCCCTCAGTAATTAAATCTATATAAGTAACTTTTTCAGTTTGTCCTATTCTGTGGGCTCTCTCCTCTGATTGTAATCTATATTCTGCATCAAAACTATTTGAGTAATAAATAACACATGTTGCTTTTGTAAGAGTGAGTCCATAACCACCTGTCGATGGGTTAGCAACAAAGAATCTACATTCAGGATCATTTTGAAATCTTCTAATAGCCTCTGATCTGTCTTCAGAGTTGACAGCTCCGTAAAAATTAACGACGGATGACGGACCATATATCTCTTTGATCTTTGATGTGATTTGTTCAATGTTATAAATCCAGTTAGCCCAGATAATTGTTTTTTGATCTGACTCCTCTAAGATCTCTATTAAAGTTTTCATTTTATCATTTTCCAAATCTCTAATTATCCCAGATTCACCTTTGAAAAATCCTGCGGTAATTTGATGTAATCTAATTATTTCAGTGATGACATTGTTAACTGTCATATACTCACCTTGTAAATTTGTGATTGCGTTTTGTTTTAACTCTTTATAAAGTTTTTGTTGTTCTTCTGTTAAGTGAACAATTCTCTTAGTATATGTTTTAGCAGGTAAATCTAAACAATCCTCTTTTTTAACACGATAAGAAAAGGCTTTGACTTTTGCTTCAAGTTCTTCAATATTTTTAAAACCAATTGGAATATTTATTTGCTTGTCACCATACGTGTGTAGAACTTGAAATATACAATATCTATTTTTAAAAGCGGTAAAGGTTGCAAATCCTAAATGCTTTGGGTCTAAAAAATCACACTGTGAGTAAAGATCAATTGGTGATTTAGTTACTGGTGTGCCGGTAAGTATTCTTCTATATGGAGACCATTGTCTTAGTTTTAAAATATTCTTAGTCCGTTTTGCTCTTAAATTTTTAATTGTTGATGATTCATCAATAGCAGTAAGAGCATCGTGTTTTTGTAAAAATGATAATGCAATATTTACACCTTTCTTAGTTGAGAAAGCTTCAACATTCATGACAAGTATCTTACATTTTTGTGATGGTGTTTTAATAAAATCAACAACTGTTTTTTCTCTAGTAGGTTTCCATAAACATAATTCATATGGAACTCCGCAATGTTTGGGTATTTCATCATTTACCCAAACGGTATAAACAGATTTAGTAGCTATTATTAAAGCTGCATTTATTTCTTGATTGATAAAAAGAACACCTAAATTATCAATTAATACTTTTGTTTTACCTGTACCCATTTCCATAAACAAAGCAAAAGACTCTTTGTTCCAGCACGCCTTGAGTGCATCCTTCTGGTGTTGAAAAGGTTCTGTTTTAAATTTATATTTTGCTACCACCCCATCTTCATATTTTACTTGACTTTAAAAATCAATGATTTATTACACTATCAGGAGGAAAAAATGGTAGAATCTCTTGTAACCTCACTTAATAGTGTAGATAAAGAAAAAACAAAAGAAGTAGTAACACTCGTAAAAGAGCTGTTAGATACCAAAAAAGCTATAGACTCTAAGGAAGATGAGCTAAAATCTTTAAAAAAGAAAGCAGAATCTATATCTTCTGAGCAAATTCCTAATCTTATGACGGAAATGCAAATAGAAGGTTTGAAAACTCCTCATGGATCTATAGAAGTTGTACAAAAGTACAGAGCTTACATCTCCAAAGCGAATCAGCCAAAAGCATACGGCTGGTTAAGAAAAGAAGGTCATGGAGATATTATCAAAACAGAATTGTCGGCTAGTTTTGGAATGGGGGAAGACGACAAGGCGCAAAAATTGTTAGCTGATTTGCGATCTAAGGGTGTAAATCCAAATTTAAAAGAAGGCATTCATCATGCTACGTTATCTAAATGGGTGGAAGAAATGACATCTAAGGGTATCGATATTCCTGATGAATTATTTGGAGTTTACATAGCTAACGAAACTAAAATAAAATAAGGAGAAACATGTCACAAGTACAAGCAAAACAGTCCAAAGCTGTAGCGCCTAAACCAAAAGCCTCTCTCCCTATAGCAGCAAATCTGCTTGAAGAGATGGGTGGTGCTGGACTAGAAAACATAACAGCTGAAAACATGGCGATGCCTTTTATCAAATTGATATCTGATGCGTCACCAGAAAGGAAAAAAGCACATGAAAAATTTGTAGAAGGTGCTGATACTGGTATGATCATTAATACAGTTACAAAAAAACTGTATGATGGTGATAAAGGTATTTTATGTGTACCTTGCTATTACAAATTTGAATATGTGGAGTGGGAAAGTAGAGGTGGAGATCAAAAAGCTCCAGTAAACTATTATCCTGCTAATTCGGATATATTATCAAAAACAAAAAGATCTCCAGATAATAGAGATATGTTGGATAATGGTAATTATATTGAAGCTACGAATTATCATTTTATTCTTTTAGTTAATGATGATGGTACACCTGCTGAAACAGGTTTAATTACTATGGCAAGAACGCAGACAAAGAAATCTAGAAAATGGAATTCTATGATGAAGGCATTGCCAAAAGTGAGAAATCAACGTGGTATATATGTATCACAACCATCATTTTTTAATATGTATAATCTGACTACGGCCAATGAATCTAATTCAAAAGGTTCATGGACTAGCTGGATAATCAATCATGCGGGGGCGGTTGAAAACGAACTAACTCTTAAAACAGCAGCTGAGTTTTACAATACTTGTAAACAAGGCGTAGAGGTAAAGCATGAGGCAGAAGAAACAGTACCGTTCGAAGTTTAATGTTAGACAAGTTTATCGAAATCTTTCAAGGTTTGGATATCGCCTATGGCGAATATTTTTTGGAGGGTTCTCGAGATAACAAAACGGGAAAAGAAAAGGGGCGCGCAATAACAAAGCGTGCCCCTGTCACAAAAGAATTATTTCAAAAACATTTAAACGGGGAAATCAATTTAGGAGTCATACCAATTAGGCAAGACAATACCTGTTTTTGGGGTTGTATTGATGTAGATAAGTATGACCTTGATCATAAGACTTTAATTAAAAAAATAAGGGACAGAGACTATCCTTTGGTGCCGTATCGCTCCAAATCAGGCGGTATACACCTATTCTTGCATGTTTTGACCCCAACCCCTGCAGAATTAATGATCGAAAAATTAAGCCTATTAGCGACCGATTTAGGGCTATCTAGCTGTGAGATATTTCCAAAACAACGTCAAATCATGGTTTATAAGAATGATTTGGGTAATTGGCTAAATATTCCATATCAACAGGCTGCAAGGTCAACGAGATATGCGATGTATGATTCTGGTATGGGTGTGCCAATAACAGAATGGTATGATTGGATTCAAAATTTTAGACTTACACCAGAGAGGTTTAATGAACTCAAGGTGTATGACAACGATATTGCAGAAAAAGGGTTTGATCAGTACCCCCCGTGCTTACAAGCTCTTATTCGCAATGGGTGTGAAGGTGGTTATCGTAACAATGCGTTGACCGCCTTTGCTACTCTAGCAAAGAAAAAGAATCCTGATGGATGGCAAAAAGAAGTATGGGATCGTAACGATTCATTTAATGAACCACTACCAAGTCATGAGGTTCAAGGACTTATTAAACAATACGAAAAAAAAGATTATCAATATAAATGCAGTGATCTTCCTATGAAGAATCATTGTAATGCTGAATTATGTAAAACATTAGACTTTGGAATCGATAGCGCTGCTTATGTTCCAAAAGTTGATAGCTTTCAAAGACTCAAAACAAGTCCACCTATTTATTTTTTAACTATTGAAAAGAAAACTGTAGAGTTAACTGGTAAAGCATGTAATCAACAACAGCTGTTTGCAGAAGCTTTGTTTGATCAAGCAGATATAGTTTGGCAAAAATTAAAAGACAAAGACTTTAGAATATTTTTAATGCAACTAAAATCTATGCAACAAGATGTAGAAGGTTATGACGAAGATACAGAAGCTCAAGAAGAGTTCAAAGATATGATGATACAATTTACACAAGAAACACAACAAGCAGATAATGCATCTCAGATTGAAGCTGACATGTGGTATTTGTTTGATGATAAGGTTGTGTTCAAATACAAAACTTTTGAAAGATTTATTCGTAAATCTAACAAAACAATCAAAAAGTTTGAATTAATTAATTTTTTGAAAAAGAATGGTGCTGTTAAAAAAGAATATTATGATAAAATAAAAATTAAAAATGTGTGGTATTGTAATAAATTTATTGAACCTGTGATCGAAAGATCTAATAATCTATTTAAACGAAAGGTAGCTGAGTTTGATGAGAAAACTAAAAGTTCTTGATTTATTTAGTGGGATAGGTGGTTTTAGTTTAGGATTAGAACGAACAGGTTTTTTTGAAACCGTAGCATTTTGTGAACAGGATAAATACTGCCAAGAGGTGCTGCAAAAACATTGGAAAGGGGTTAAAATATACGATGATATTAAAAAATTGGAAGGAAAAGAAATACAAGATAGGCACGGAAGAATTGACATCTGCACAGGTGGAGTCCCGTGCCAACCGTTCAGTGTTGCAGGCAAACAAAATGGGACTAACGACGATAGATATCTCTGGCCAGATATGTTTCGAATCATTGAGCAACTCGAACCAACATTCGTTATTATCGAAAATGTCAAAGGCCTTATTAACATCCAAGAAGGCATGGTCTTCGAAACTGTGTGCTCTGACTTGGAAAGTGAAGGCTTCGAAGTCCAAGCGTTTGTTATTCCAGCTGCAGGCGTCGGCGCTCCCCACAAAAGAGAAAGAGTCTGGATTGTGGGCTACTCCGAATACAATGGATCACTTACCGCCGAGATCGAAAGAAGGGACTTTGAAACTAATGCATGGGCACAGGAAGGGGAGAACAAGACCAGCGAATTTAAGAGAGCAGGTAGACCCAGCGACGATGCAGTTATGGAGAACTCCAGACGCTCATTGCGACAGAGGACCAGCATCAGAAAAGAGGATGAAAATGAAATTGGAAAAGAAAATGCCGATCAGCATCAACGATCAAGTAGCACATCCGAGACTGATGTGGCCAACACCGAGAGCGAATCAAGTAATTCCAAATATAACAGAAAAGAATCGGGAGAAACTAGCGAACAGAAACAAATCGAATCTAGAGGAAGTGATAGCTGGTCATTGTGGGAAGCAAACTGGAGCGTTGAACCCAACGTGGGTAGAGTGGCTAATGGGGTACCCGGCAGGGCACACAGACTTAGAGCATTGGGAAACAGTATCATTCCGAAAATCGCAGAAGAAATAGGGAGGGCAATTGTTACAGCAAAAAACAATTAAGATATATGGTCCACCTGGTACAGGTAAGACTACGACGTTATTAAACAAACTTGATAGATTGTTTGCAAGAGGTGTTAAACCATATCAGATAGCGTATTTATCTTTTACCAACAAAGCTGTAAACGAAGCCAAGCAAAGAGCAGCTAATAAATTTACAGATATCAGCGAAGAAGATCTTAGAAACTTTAGAACCATACATAGTTTTTGTAGACAGAACTTTAAAACTAAACCTGTCATAGATCCTGAAGTAGACATGGTTGAGTTTGCGCAGGTATTAGGATTACCTAAATTACAATTTGAAAAATACAATGGTCAACGTGTATGGAACGATTGGTCACTTAGAATCTATGACAAAGCACGTAACATGCTAATGCATCCTGATGATGTATACAAAGATGAAAAAATAAAAAGAGTTGTGTATGCAAAATTTAGATTAATCATAGAGGCTTACGAAGAGTTTAAGGTTGATCACCGTGTAGATTTTACAGACATGATTGAAGAGTATTTGGAAAAGGGCACACCACCAAAACTTAAAACGCTGATTGTCGACGAAGCCCAGGATTTAACTCCGCTACAATGGAAATTGATATACAAACTTGCAAAGCATTCGGATAAGATATTTCTTGCAGGAGATGATGACCAAGCTATTTACGAGTGGAACGGAGCCAATGTCGATTATTTCAACGAATTTCCAGGGCGAGATTATATACTAAAAAAGTCTTATCGTATACCAGCTGCGATACATGATTACTCACAATATATTGCAAGTTACATACAAGGTAGAAAACATAAAGAATTTGTTCCACAACAATATAAAGGCATGATTACAACATACAACAATATCAAAGACATACCATTCACGGCCGACGGAACATGGATGATGTTAGGCAGAACAAACGATATTGTGGATGAACTTAGATTTAAAGCTAGAGAAATGGGTCTATTCTTTCAAGATTCAAAAGGTAGAAAATCTTTTGATCTTAACAAGTGGAATGCAATACAAGCCTGGTCAGCATTAATGCGTGGTGATAAAATTATGAAGGACAAGGTTTCTATAATTTATACATACATAAACGAAATAGGTTTTGGATTTAGATCCATTGAATCAAAGCGTTGGTATAACATAGCTGACAATAGTGAAATGGATTATGATTTTCTTACAGTGTGGGGAGGATTAGGTGCACAAAAAGAACATTGGACTAACGTGTTTAATAGAAACTTTTCAGAAAAAGAAAAATTTTATTTCGAAAAACTTATTGAATCTGGTATAGATGTTGTTAAAAATTCAGAGATGGTAGTTGATACAATACATTCAATCAAGGGTGGTGAAGCTGATCACGTTGTTTTATATGAGAAAAGCAATTGGGTTGCATCAATACAAAATAAAATAGGATTAGAAAGAAGCTCAGAATACAGAGTGTGGTACGTAGGTAGCACTAGAGCTAGAAAACAAATACATATACTACGAAGTCCAAGTGAATACTATTTTCCGCTTGCACGAATGTTAAGTGAAACAAAAAGGATGAAACATGCAAGAGCCATTAATTAGAATATTGTCGTTGGGCGCAGGAGTCCAGTCAAGTACGATGGCACTGATGGCTGAGGAAGGTGAGTTTGGTGTAAAGCCCGACGCTGCAATCTTCGCTGATACAGGTTGGGAGCCTAAACCTGTTATAGAACATCTTGAGTGGTTGAAAACACAAGTATCTTATCCTGTTTACACTGTGGGCAAAGGCACATCTATAAGAGATGATATTATGAAAGCTATGTCAGATACTGGCAATAGATTCGCATCTGCACCCTTCTTTACAAAAAATCCTGACTCAAACAAAAAAGGGATGCTAAGAAGACAATGCACACGAGAATATAAGATAACTCCAATAGCAAAGAAAAGCAGACAACTGGTAGGTTTAAAAAAACATGCTAAGTTTCCAAAAGGCAAGCACATTGAAACTTGGATTGGGATCTCAACAGATGAAATTATGAGAATGAAACCATCAAGAGATTGGTGGCAAAAGAATAGATGGCCTTTGATAGAAAAAAAAATGTCGAGGCAAGATTGTCTAGATTGGTACAAGGGCAAAGATTACAGGACACCAGCTAAATCAGCTTGTATTGGCTGTCCGTTTCATGATGATAAGTTTTGGCATGAAATGAAAACACAAAGACCAGAAGAATTCAAAGATGCGTGTGAGGTAGATGAACAAATAAGAAAAGGTAATGATAAGGTAAAAGACAACCTATTCATTCATAGATCATGCGTGCCTTTGAAAGACGTGAAGTTTAAAGTTGAAGATGATCAACTTGATTTATTTAACATAGAATGTGAAGGGATGTGTGGAGTATGACAAATAAAGAACTATTAGAAAGTGCTTTCCCGCACCACACTCAGGTGGGCGGAAATCATTATACAAAATTTCATATACAACCATATGAATTTATGAGATTAAATAACTTGAATACTTTTCAATCAAATGTGATAAAGTATGCAATGCGTTATTTAAAAAAAGGTGGTGAGCAAGATATCGATAAAATTATCCATTACTGTCATTTAGAGAAAAAAATATTACAAGATTTGAAAAAGAAAAAATGAAATATGATGCGAATAATATTTATAATTGGTATTGTTATGACCCTGACTTCGTGCGTAAAAGACTACGATCTAAACCCACATACAACTATCGTAAGATTTTTAATTAATCATGAGTAAATTATTAAAATTTAAAAAAGAATTATCCGCATGGACTTTATACTGGCGTACTGAAATTGTTTTAATTTTAAGTAGTTTTATAGTAGGTTTAATTTTAGGTTTATTTATATGAGTATTAAAAAAATAATATTAGATGCACTTGAGAAAAAATATGATGCTGAGATTACTGCAGCTGAGGCTACTATTAAAATATATTTAGAAAGTTCAGTTGGTATAGGAGAACATCCTCAGCACATTGAGGAGGTTGATAAGCAAATTGATAAAATTGCACAAGCAGAAGAGAAACTCAAAATTTTAAAATCATTTCAATGAGTCATCAAATAAATTTTACTTTCAAAGAATCCGATTGGAAAACGCCATCTCATTTTCCTAATATAAAAGATGCAAAAGAAATTGCTATCGATTTAGAAACAAAGGATCCAAATATAAAAACAAAAGGTCCTGGATGGCCAACCATGGACGGTAATATTGTTGGAATTGCTGTAGCAACTGATGGCTTCACAGGTTACTTTCCAATAGCACATGAAAACGGTTCTAACATGGATTACAAAATTGTAATGGATTGGGTTCAAGAGATTGTTTCAGGTCCTGGAGATAAAATATTTCATAATGCATCGTACGATGTAGGCTGGTTGAGGGCACATGGTGTTAAAATATCTGGAAGAATTATTGATACGATGGTTGCCTCCGCTTTAGTAGATGAAAATAGATTTTCATATAGTTTGAATGCTTTAGGTTATGACTGGTTAGGTGAAACTAAATCAGAACAGGAATTGAAAGAGGCAGCAAGCGAATGGGGCATAGATGCAAAACAAGAATTGTACAAATTACCCGCTAAATTCGTGGGTTTTTACGCTGAACAGGATGCGGTCCTTACTTTAAAATTGTGGCAGTATTTAAAAACAGAAATTTTTAGACAGGAGATACAATCAGTTTTTGAACTTGAAACAGAATTGTTTCCTGTACTGTTAAACATGAGAGCAACCGGTGTAAGAGTCAATCTTACTGAGGCAGAAAAGTTGAAAGATGAATTTGTTAAAAAAGAAACAAAAATATTAGACAAGATAACAAAAGAATCAGGATTACCAGTTGATATCTTTGCAGCTAGATCTATTGCAAAAGCTTTTGATAAGTTAGGCATAAAGTATCCATTAACAGAAAAAACTAAAGAACCATCTTTTACGGCTAATTGGTTATTAAACTGTGAAGCACCAATTGCAAAATTAATAAGAGAAGCAAGAGAAGTTCATAAATTTCATGCTACGTTCATTGATTCTATTTTAAAATTTCAACACAGAGGTAGAATACATTCAGAGATTCATCAACTAAGAGGTGATGGCGGGGGAACCGTATCGGGTAGATTAAGTTACGCAAACCCAAATTTACAACAAGTGCCTGCTAGAAACAAGGAATTAGGCACTCGAATACGGTCTTTATTTAAACCAGAATCTGGTCTACAATGGGGATCGTTTGATTATAGTCAACAAGAACCAAGACTTGTAGTGCACTATGCATCTTCAATTGGGTTTCCTGGTTCAGATAAACTGATAGAGGCATATGAAAAAGAAAACGCAGACTTCCACCAAACAGTCGCCGACATGGCGGGAATCCCGAGATCCCAAGCAAAAACAATTAACCTGGGCATATTTTACGGGATGGGCGCAAGGAAACTTTCCAATGAATTGGGAATTCAAACAGACGAAGCCAAATTACTATTACAAGAGTATAATAAAAGAGTCCCTTTTGTCAGACAGTTAGCAAATCGATGTATGGATTCTGCTGATAAGAATGGTGCTATTAGAACCATAAAAGGCAGGAAGTGTAGGTTTGATAAATGGGAACCAAACTCTTTTGGTCTTTATAAAGCAGTTTCTGAGGAGGAAGCTGTGCAAAAGTACGGTAGAGGCAATATTAAGCGCGCAGGGACGTATAAAGCTTTAAATAGGCTCATACAAGGGTCAGCTGCAGATCAGGTAAAACAGGCTATGATAGACTGCTTTAAAGAGGGGTTTTTACCTATCATACAAATCCATGATGAACTTTGTTTCAATGTAAGACCAGCGAAAGATTCTGAAAGAATTCGTGAAATAATGGAAAATTGTATACCAGAACTCAAAGTTCCCTCAAAAGTTGATGTCGCAATCAACAAAGATTGGGGTTCAGCTGTTTAAAGCGCATAAGAGCCCTACCAATTTAATGATTTTTTAGAATTATTCTAAGATATAACTATGTTGTTATATCATTT